GGTGGGGTCCCTGTGGGATTATAGGCCACTGGTTTTCCCTCCTCTGTGCCCCAGGGGATCGCGTAGGGCGGGATCGATCGGTGTCAGGATTTTCAGTTTGAACGGCATCGGGCCCTCCTCAATACAGAATCGGCGGAAGGTTCGGGCCGTACTGGCCGAAGAACACGACAAGCACATCCCGGTGGGCCGGCAGGGCCTGCCCCTCCGGCGGCTGATCGGTGATCCGCACGTGCACCACGTGCCATCCGTACGTCACCCGCGAGATCGTCAGGGTCGCCCGCCCGTCCATGGCCAAGGTCAATTCACACGGCACATCCGCCTCCAGGACCTCGCCGACGCACGGCATGCCCTCCGGGTCGCACCAGGTATAGGCCAGGCGCCTGGGTCCGCAGGGCACCTCCCAGACATTGGGGTCCCCCGACACCGGCCCCAAGACCGCCCACCCGCCGAACGCCGACACCGGCGGGGCGTTCGGGTCCTGCCCAAACCGCTCCAGCCACTGGGCCGTCCAATCCGGCTGCTGCGGACAGGCGCCCTCGGCCAGCCCCCGCGCCGGCTGGCCGAAGAACGCCCCGCACACAACCAGCCACACGATTATTCTCGTCGCCGGGGCTTGCATCGTCATCCCTCCTGAGGCTTGGCCGTGCGTTTCGTCGGGATCGGCCCCGGGGTCTCCGCCCGTCGCGACTCGCGGACCGGCGCCGGTTCGACGAGGGGCTGGTACCCTTGCGCCTGGAAGTGCGCCAAATCGCAGACATTGATCCGGAGGGCCTCGCCGGCCTGGTTTTGAACCACCATCGTGGGCACTCGTGCCATGTCGGAGTCCTTTCAGAGAAGGCGGCACGTCTCGCAGGCGGGCCTTCTGGCCCGCCCACGAAACCGCATGCAGGGGATGACTGTGGTCCGTCATGCGGATTGCCGCCGGGACGGATTAGCCCGCCAGCCGTACGCCAAACTCCGGTCGCACGCAGGCAGCGCCGAAGAGGATGTCAAATTCCCATTTGGTCTGCTTGTACTGCCGCTTGACCTCCAGCCGCAGCACCAGCCCGGTCACCGGGTCCCGCACGGAAGCGATCTCCGTGGTGCCGAGGTTATCGGTCTCGAACGGTGCCGTCACCAGGGCAAAGCACTCGCGGGTGAATCCGAGGTTCACCACATGCGAGGCCTTGATCGAGATCACATCGTCGCCCGCCAGGTCCACCTGCAAGCCCGGCGCGATCTGCAGCCCCGCCACCTTGCCGGCGGCGCTGGCCGTCGCGTCCGCCAAGACCGTATAGGTTTGGGTGTGGCCCGCGATCGTGATGATGTCCCCGCGCTTGTAGGTACCGGTGGACGCCGTCATTCCCTTGACGTCCAGCGTCGCGGTCAGGTTGTTCGGCGACTTCGTATGAGCCCCATCCACCGCCGCAGTGGTCCCCGGCGCCCCCGCCGTGTGCGTCCCAATGGCCGACTCCACGAACCACTGGAGCCCGAACTTCTGGCCCAGCGTCGCGGCCGTGATCACATTGGTGTCGCCGGATTTCTCGGCATGGGCAAAGTACGGCAGCGCCAGGGCCTCGGCCTCGGCGTCGGGGTTGATCAACGCCACCCGGCCCGTCCTCGGCGCCAGCTGCGCATCCAGTTTCGCGGCCAGCATCGCGCCATCCTTGGCCGCCGTCCGATCCGTCGCATTCGAGAACGGGGTCGTCCCTGCCGTCCCGACATATCCGTAGATTTTCCAGTACTTCGACAGGATGTGCGCATTGACCGCATTGGCCAGCGCCCGGATTTTCTCCTGGATCGTGGCCGGCAGAAAGTATTCATCCTTGTCGATCCGATCGCGTTCGGCGTCGGTCAGATAGAAGTCCGCCCCGATCCACTGATCCAGCGTCACCGGCACATACTCGATCGTGGTATCCTCGGCCGCCTTATCGACGTTCGACGGACTGATCGGATAGGTGGACGACCGCTTGGAGACCGGGACATCGATGGTCTGGCCCTTCTGCTTGGGCGCCAAGGAATACTCCTGGTTGACCAGCATCGGCAACAGGGCGCTCTCGCGAAGCACGGTCAAGCCGCGCGCCACGATTTTATGTACCAGGGGAGTTAACGTGTTTGACATGTGGCACCTTTCTCAATGGATTTACCCATCGACGACGGAGACTTCCCCCCGCGCAATTCGGTCCACATTGGCTTCGATCGCCGCCCGATCCGATGCGCGAATGGTGCGTCCCGCCGTCCTACTCGTGGAACTACTCCCGCTCGCGCCGCTTCCCGCGGCTCGGGCTCCATCAAAAGCCACCGCATAGGTCTCTTGGCTTTTGAGCTCGGACACGTATTCCCCCAGGCTCATCGGGGCACTGGTGGCCCCCGCTCGGCAGGAATACCGAGGTTGTCCTTTCGCATCGACAACCTCAATCGCATACAATTCCGGGTTGTCCGGGTCGCTTGGGTCCGGTACCACGCGACACCGCGACACGACGTGCGGCAACAGGAGCGCCACCGAGCCGCGTTCGGCCTCGATCGCCGCGGCGGCGGCCGCCTCTAGCCGCGTTCGCCGAAGGTAAGCGGAGTACCGCTCGACCTTCTCTTTGGCCCCCTGGACCACACCCTCCAGGGCCGCCATCTGTTTTTTGTACTGTGCCTCGACCGACGCCCGGACGGCCTCCAACTCCTTGTGTCGGGCCTCATCCGATCGGGCGTCGCCGATCTGTTTGACCTTCTCGATCGCCGTGCGGGCCTCCTCCGGGTCGAGGTCCCGGTAGCGCCTCTCATAGTCCGAGAGCTTGGTCTGGTACTGCGACACCTCGGTCCGCAGCCGCCCCAGGGCATTCTGCAGGCCCGTGATGTTCTCCAACGCATAGGTCCTCTTGGACCCGTCGGAGTCCTCCAGCGTCGTGGCCTTGACCTCCAGGAAATATCGCGTCCCGTCCTGGCGATAATGGGCCTTCTCGGCCCCCGTCAGGGCCTCATACTCTTGTTCGTTGCAAACGGCCTTGAGCATCCCCAGCAACCTCCTTTTGTGGACTGCTGACTCTCGGTGCACAGAGTACTAATTACCACTATCTAGTGGCAAGCAAAAAAATCCCCCGCTCACGCATTTTTTTTCGCCCCCAACTCCTTCAACGTCCGGACCCGACGCCGGTCCACCACAAACGCCTCCAGCTTCAGCTTCCCTCTCCCCAACACCTGACACTCTTTTCCTAACACCTCCTCTTGGACCCGGCGCGACTGCCGTTTGAGCCACTGGCCATACGTCAGGCTCTCGGCCGGTTGGCCGTCCAGCCGCCTCTGGAGCTGGGCCTTGTCCTCCCCCCCCAGCCTTCGCAGCCTGCGGACCTCCGCCGGCGGGATCGCCGTGCCCGCCCGCGTCCCCGTCGCCCCCTCTTTCAGCGGCAGCCCCAACTGTTTCCAGGACTTGAGCACCGGCACCCGCACACACCGGCAATTCCAGTGCGCCGGCGCCCGGGGCCCTTGCCCGATCTCAAACGTCTGTCCGTCCATCAACCCACACACCACACACGTGCGGGAATCCAGCGTCGCCACCCACTGCACCGCCTGGATCACGTCCGCATTGGCCTGGTAGATCTCCTGGTGCACGTGGTCGCTGACCCCCGCCACCGCCGTGCGGACCACCGCCTCCAACTCCCTGCGGGACCGCTCCATCACCCCATCGGTATACTGATTCCCCCGCGTTCCCACGATCCGGCGGATCATCGTGTCGATCCCTTCCCCCTCAATCACCCCCAGCATGATCTGCCGCTGGATCGCCTGTTGCGTGTTCAGCGACAGTCTCGCGAACCAATCCGGCACAAACTCCCCCGCGATCGGCTCCCGCAGGACCGCCTCCCGCAGGACCCCCACCGACGGCATCGTCCAGGACACCTCCACCGGCATCCCCTCCGAGAGGATGCCCATCACCTCCTGGGCCTCCAGCACCCCCTGGGCGAGCATCTCCTGCTCCAACAGCTCTCGGATCCGCTCGTATCCGTCGCTGACGATCTGCCCTACCGCCTCCCGGATCGCCTCGATCCTCCGTCGCGTCAAGTCCTGCCCCGCGTATTTGCGCAGCTGCTCCACCAAATCCGGCTCCACATGCCGATTGAGATACCCGATCATTTGATACACCTGATGCGTGCTGTACTCCTGCAACCGCACGCCGTGCCGGATCATCCGCGACGCAATCTCTTCATTGACCGGATGGCTGGGCTGATTCGGTCTCATCCCCGGCTCCTACGTCCTCACAACTCCTGTCGCCCGAGCATGCCCGTGCCCGGCCCCTGCGCCCAGGCCGCCTCCGCGATGGCCTGGATGTCCGCCGTCTCCCTCAACACCCCCCGCAGCTTGAGACCATCCAAATACGTCAGATGGTCGATATCCCCCCTCGCCCGGGCGCGATCCAGGTACTCCAGGTCCTCCCCCGACCGACCCAACAACTCGAAGTCGTCGCTGATATCCACCTGCACGTCCTCCGGCAAGACCTCCCCGATCCATTCACAGCAGTACCTCATCGCCTGATTCAGCCCCTCTTCCAGCAGATGCACCCACGCCTGCAACTCGCACTGTCCCTTGCCCTCGTCGATCGCCTTGCTCGTCGCCGTCTGCCCCCCGGACGCATTCACCATCAGCGGGCCTTTGGCCACCGCGTCCATCTGCTCTTCACAGTGCCGCAACGCCGCCTCCCCTGCCGCGATCGCCTGGCCGTCGTCACTGACGACCTTCAGATCCGCATTCGGACTGCCGCACAGGAACGCCTCATGCACCCCCAGCACGATCGGACGTCGCTGCTCCTCATGGCTGAGCCCACGCCCGAACAGCACCTTGGACAGCGCAAACCGCAGGTTGTTGCGGTGGTCACTGGCCAACTGGTAATGGTACAGGTTCAGCTGGGCCAGATCGTCCAGCGGACACTTGGCCGTCATGAACCCGGTCTTGTGGACGTACACCGTCACCAACGTGATCTTGCCGATCGTCAACGGCCCCTGGTCCACCACGCTCCACCGCTGTTGGCCGTCGCGGCCGCGGGTCTTCTCCCACAGCTCCCAATGGGCCTCCGGCTCCGCGTCGATCACCCGGATGCGCTCCTTGACCTGGCACCCGAACCCGCCATCCCCCTCGACCACGGTCTCCTTGAGGCGGATATGGGTCAGCGTCTTTTTACCATTGCGTGCCTTGACGTACCGCCAGGCAAACAGGTCCTTGGGGTCGATCGCCAGGATCATCGGACGCAGACCCAGCGCCCGTTCCTCCGCCAGGGAGCTGGCCATTTCCGCCGGATAGTCCACCAGCAGATGCACCATCCCCCGCTTGATCGCGATCTCCATACAATGCTCGCAGAACGCCGTCAGGCCCCGCCCTTCGTCGTCCACCCCGTCGGCGATGCCGGCGAGCGGCTCCGGCAGCTTCTCGACGTTGCGGATCTGGACGGGCTTGACGAACGGACGGCTTTTGAGCGTCGCCACCGCCGACGCGAACCGACCGAACAGCGTCGAGTTCTGCAATCGCACGTGATACCGATCCCATTGCTCCCGCTCTTCCTTGGGCAGCCACCGGGTCCCCCCCTCCCGCATCGCACGGGCGCCCCCCATCAGCGCGTCCTGCAATTCCCAGTCCGCCGCCATCACGTCATATTCCGGGTTCCTCGTATCAATGGCTGTGTCCGTCATACCTGTCCTCCTGCCGGCCGGCGTTGAGACGTTCGGCCCGGCGTGTCTGTAGGTGTGGGTCCGGGGCCTCAAGGGCTCATGTTTCCCTCGATCCGGCAGTCTACGCGGGAGAGTCGCGCACCCAGCCCCGGACCGGCTACTGCGTGACCGATGGATGTTCGGATTGGGCTCGCAGTAGCATTTCACATCGGAGCAACTGGTGGTACCTCCCGCGAGAGAGCACCACATAGGGCCAGGGCGCCGTCACCGGTTGGTTGGGCTCACCCATCAAGACCTGCTGACTGTCCGGCACGACGATGACGGGCCAGTTCCTCTGCGGCCCGCACCCACTCAGCACCGGCCCGCACCACATCATCAGGCTGATTGCCCACCAACGCCTTCCAGTGCGCCGCTTCGGCTTTCGCAAACGCATCTTCCAATTCCTCCAGGCGCTTACGCCACCGCGCCGCCTGCGACCATCGCGTCCGGTACAGATACAGCAGCAGCGACGCCACCGCCGTCACCGCCGCACAGACGGCCGTGATCGCCTCGGTCATTTCCCGATCGCTTTCTTGGCGCGGATCCGCCCGACAATCGCCACCACCGACCCGATCACCGACGCCATCGCCATCACCGCCGCCGGCACATTGGCCGCCAGATTCGCCGCATCCTCGGCCGTCACGATGTCCGGCCACATCGAGACCACCACGCCCAGCACACTCGTGAGCATCGCCCCCAGACCGCCCCAAACGCCGCTGGACTGGTACCACTTCTTGGCCGCCTCGGACCCGCCTTCCTGCGTTGTCGTTACCGTATCCGCCATCCTTCTGTCCCCCAACCTTACCCGGCCGTCTGTCCTCCGACGAACGGAGCGATTTTTAGAACTATATAGTACCACTATCCTGCCCGCCCCCGCCCGTCAAGCCCCTGGCCGACGAAATTTCCCCCGGCACGCAGATCGGTTACAGCTGCGACGTGGTCGCGGTGTGCACCCGCGCCAACAGCCGATAGCGGGTCTCGTCCGCGATATGGTCTTCACTGTCGCTGTCCACGTCGTCCATGTCGAACGGGTCCCGGGGCAGGGTCGGCACCGTGCGGATGAACTGGCGGCAATGCGAGCACACCAACAGCCGCGGCCCGTCGGGCTTGCCGACGTTCTTGAGCCGCTCGCGGAGCAGCTCCCACCCGTGGGCCCTCGAGCCGGGCGACTTGTTGGCCATCACCCAATAGACCCCCTCGCGGGCCATGCTGTCGGCGATGCTGTGGCCGTCCTCCGTGTTCCAGATCGAACTGTCCGCCGGACCGGGGCGGACCTCGACCGGAAGCTTCGCTTCGGCCGCCCGGATCTTGCGGGCGATCTCCGAGGCCAGCTCCTGCGTCCCCTCGTTGGGCTTGCCGGTCCAGCCATACAGCTCGGCAATACGGAACAGGTCCCCCGGACGGGTCGCCATCCGCGTCCCATCCCGCAACGTCACGTCCGAACCGTCCGACTGCGCCCACCACCCAACCGAATACGGCCGATAACTGCCCCAGTCGAACGACCGGTCCACATACCACGACGGCGGAATGGCGAACGGCTCGATGACGTGCCGCCGGTCATCCCACAGATCCCCGAACATCCCGCCGGCCACGATGTCCCAGCTCCCCAGCAGCCACGCCTCCCGCTTGGGGCCGTCCAGGGCCTCCAGCCGCTTGAGGTAGTCCGGATCATTCTCGACCAAATGCGGATTTTCCTGGTAGTGGCTGTGGATCGCCAGGCGTAGCAGCCCGGTCTGGGGATCCCGGTACACCCGGCCCCGCGGCGCCGGGTCGATCAGCCGGTGTTTGACCCAATGATGCCCCACCCCGAACGGGTTACAGGTCGCACGGTAGTGCCGCGGGACGCCCGGATGGCTCGACCGGCAGACCGACATCATGTCGAGATACAGCCGCTCATCCTTCCAGTTGGTCAGCTCATCCCACCCCACCCACGGATACTCATGCCCGTGGTAGTTGTAGTAGTCCTGGGGCCTCGCGGCGTGCCGAAAGTACAGCCGTTCCCCCGTGTTCCACTTCCAGTAGTAGTGACCGGCGTTGAACACGGCCCGCTGGCCGTAGATCCGCGGGAACCACTTGAAGGACTTGGCCACCACCTCCTCCAACTGCGGGTAGCTCTGACGCAGCAGGATCCCCCGCCACGCCGGACCGAACCCCCGGCCCACGAACTGGGCAAAGTCCATCAAGAGCACATCGGTTTTGCCCCCGCCTCGCGTCCCCTCCAACAACACCTCAAAGACCGGGCAGCCCAGGAACGTCTCCTGCCCCCCCGGATGCGGCGCCCAGACTATTGACCCTCGGTCGGAGGCCCGCCATTCTCGTCCAGCCATTGCTTCACGCTCTTTCCTGCCGGCACCACCAGCACACCCCCTTGCCCCGACAGCTTGTCCAGGTCCATCATCCGGGCCGGGTTGAACTCCTTCGGGAACTGACGCTCCAACAGCCACTTGAGTTGGTCGCTCGCCACCTTCATCATGGCCGCCGCCCCGTGGTAGTTGGGCGACTGACCCGGATGGGGGGGACGCAACGCCTGCTGGGCCGCCTGATGCGCCTCAGCCATGATCACGACCATCCGCTGGAGGTAGCTGGTCTTGGTCTTGTGCCTCGCGCGTGCGCGTATGTGGCGCAGCGACTCCTTCTTGCCCTTCCACTCGACCTTGGTGTTGCGCTTGAGCCACCCCGTCAACTGACCCAGCGTGATGCCGACGCGCAGACAGATTTCCTCGTCCGTCAAGGTGTCGGTCCCGGATAGCTCCCAATAGCCTTCCAGGGCCGCCGCGATCTCCGGTGTCAGTGTCACACGCGACATCCTGGGTCGTTGTTCCCCCTCTCTTTTCTGTCGTTACCCCCCAGCGGGCACTCGGAGTCGAACCGCCTCTCTCAATTGGACATTGAGCATGTCACCGGTGTCACTTCACCCGCAGAGTCCTCCTCGGCCCGTTGCTGGGCGTCGAGCAGGTCCATATACTTTTTCGCATACTCCGCCATGGCCACGAAAGCCGTCGCGAAGTTGTGGATCCCCTCCCGTTCCCAAATGTACATTTCCTAACCGCAATCTCCGGGCCCGTCCCACGACGCCGGCATATGCCGGTTTGGATGGATGATGCGGGCCCACTTTTCGGGTTCATCCTGGTCCATAACCTGGAGATTGT